TAAAACCAAAAAAACTTGAAAAGTCTAAAAATGAAACGCCATTTTTGGCTCCTAATCAAACTAAGCAATCAGATTTAGGTGGTGGAAAGCTTTCGGACGGTGATAGAGAGCTTAACAACACTAACATTAAAATACCCTCTTCTCCCGCTAAGGGTGCTAACGACCCAGCGAGCTATACATATCAATATTTACCTACTTCTTAATATCACTTAAAGATATTAAGCAGCTAAAACAATTAATTTCTTGATCTATTACAAACCCACTTCTATAAAGATATTCTGATATAGTTAGTAAATACTTTCTTTTAATATCGTCGTTTTGCTCTGTTCTATAAACATAATTAAAAAAATGTCTTAGCAAAGAAACATAATCATTGTTAAATTTAGTTTCATTATCTATTAAAAGCTTTCTTAAGTCATTAATATTTTTACCTGTATTAATAGTCCTGTACATTTCGCTAAAAAGCGCCTCGTCATTACAATCATCTGCAAATATAAGCTTACCTGAACTACTATATTTTTGAAGTTCGTTAATACATTTTCTTAAATCGGGATAATTAGATTTAATAAACTCTAAAAGTTTTGTCTTTTGCTCGGATAGTATCTCTACTTTTTCATTCTTTAAAATGCTTGCGCATCTCTTTACAACTCCTTCAAAAGGTGGTGTCAAATCTATACTCTGACATCTACTGATAAGAGCAGGAATAACTCTATAGCGGTAGTTTGCAGTTAGAATAAAACGGGTAATTTTTGCAAACTCTTCCATAGTGTTACGCAACGCGCGTTGTGCATCAATAGAAAGACCGTCAGTTTCATCTAGTATAATAACTTTTACTTTACCATCTAAACTTAACGTTTGAGCAAAATTATTAACCTTGCTTCTTATAGTATCAATACCGTTTTCATCGCTTGCATTAATATAGAGGTATTGACATTCTAGTATATTGTTGACAATAATCTTAGCTAAGGTTGTTTTTCCTAAGCCAGGAGTGCCTAAGAACAATAAATTCGGTATTTCTTTGTCTTTAATAAAAGAATCTATTATTATTTTATTTTTGTCTGTAATGACAAAATCATTAAGCGCCTTAGGACGATACTTCTCAACCCATAGCTTATCGAAATTATAATTCATTATCTACCGGATGAGCCGAACCCCTTCTCGCCCCTAACAGACTCTTCAACCGCTCCCCACTCAACGATCATAGAAATATTTAAATAAATGACAAATTGTGCAATTCTATCGCCTGCTTTAATATTGTAATCCACATCAGAAAGGTTATAAAGCTTTACACCAGCATCACCTCTATACCCGCTATCAATAATTCCTGGATGAGCAAGAATGCTATGCTTAAATCCTAAGCCGCTCCTAGATTCTACTTTAACCCAGTATCCCTCTGGAATGTAAGCAAATTTAAGACCTACACCCACTACAGCACTGCCCTTGGCGGGTATAACCTTATCTTCTACAGAAAAAACATCATACCCTGTATCAGATTCGTGGTTTTTAACAGGTAATTTAGCATTATCATGTGTTTTTTCGAATTTTAATTTAGGTAAATATTGCAGATTTGGATCAATAGAATCAGCCATACTTCAATTATAATATATGTTAATAGAAATCAATACATAAATAATAATATGAGCGAAGAACTTAATGAAATGGTAGGAGATCTATTAGATCAATTAAAAGATGCTACAAAAAAGGCAGAAACCGTTAAAAAAGAAACTAATCCTTTGACTAAGGAAAATATAGAAAAGTTTGTAGTAGAAAAGGCAGGCAGACTAGTAGAAGAGAGTCTAGATGTAGTCTCTAATGTAAAGGACTATATTTCTTCAGCGCCTGAAAGTAAAGATGTAGGTTCTTTAGCTGAACTAATAGCTGCAACTGCAACAGCAATTGAAACTTTAAATAAAATTATAGTAACGGATAAAAAGAATGAAACAATTATTAAAGCTAAAGAGATGGATATCTCTTCGCGCAAAGAGCTTAAAGAAGCTGATAATACTACGAAGCTTTTAGCTACAAGAGAACAAGTATTTAAAATGCTTATCGACAGTGCTAATCAAAGTGCAAGAATAATTGACGCTGAAATTATAAATTAATAGTCGTTTTTGTTGTTGCAGGTAAAGAATTTGTCGTAAAGATCTTTAAATAACTGCTTAAAGTTGGGTAAAAGATTTTTAAAGAACTTTTCTAAGTCTTTTTCAGTAGGAAACTTAGGTAGCAGCGCTCTTAATTTTTTCTGGAATGATTCAAAATCAAAATCAATATCCATATCAAGTATTTGACTAAAGTCTACTTTACCTATAATAGGTAATTTAAAGTCGCATAATATATTTTTGGCTTGTTCTATTGTATTAAGCGCGGAACCTACATCAATTCTGCCTGTTGCAGGGTCTTTTAAAGCTATTACAGCCTGTGAGAGTTCTAATATTTGAGGGAACGAGCCAGGATCTACGGAAGGTAAAACCTTAGGTATGTTTAATAGCGGTGCTGATGCTAGTTTTTGTAAATCTGTTACTGAGTCAGATAATAATTTTATAGGAGCAAATATAGGCTGTGTTAGCTGACTGAATCCTGGTAGTGATTGAGAGAATCCAGGTATAACACCTACTTTATTAACAACATTATCTAAAAATGTTAGGTTAGCGTTAGGTATTTTTATACTATTTAATGCAGCGCTAAGTTCTGCTTGAGCACCTTGGGTTAAAGAAACTGGTGATTTTATAATGTCGTAATTTCTTCTTACATTTAAAAACTTTTGATTTAAAGAATCTGTTGTCACTGCAGGTGCCTCATTAGTTGAAGTTTCAGTTCCTAGTACTTTTTCTATTGTTCTCGAACTTCTAGATTCTACTACTTGCTTGTGCATTACATCAAAAGATTGTACTGTGTTTTCTACATTTGCATCGTATTGAATATTATAAATTTGTTGTAAATTATTAGCGTTGTAATTTCTGGGATTATAAGCTCTTTGCTCATTAATATTACTGAAATAATTTACATATGTATATGTTCTGTTAAAAGTAGATTTTAATTTTTCAACATACTGATTTAATACGGTTGTATTTACAGAAAGATAAAAATTAAGATCTGTTACTAGATTAAGTCCGTGAGAAGTTGTTGAATCTATAGCCATGTTAGTAGCATCACTAGTGCGTTGAATATTGATTAAATTAGATTTCATTAGTGAGCTGTTTTTTAAAGACATCTCTTCACATAGTGCTAGAGCGGTTGGGCTTAGTTTACTTTTTACTGAAACTGGTATTATATTGGGTGCACCAAAATCGCATTTATAATCAAACAACGGGGATACAGAGTCATCATACTTTGAATTTTGATTGGCTAAAATGCCTACACTATCGCTGGGATTAGCAAGAAAATTATCTTCATTAATAGCCACCTGCTGCTTTATAACGTCTGATAAACTGTTAAGCTTTTTGTACCAATAAAATACATATTCATTATCTAATTCTGATAATTTATTAGATTCTATTTGATTAAAAAACTGTGGTATTTTCGATACTGGATTACCGCTTTTTACAGAGTTATGATAATCTATAGCTATACTTAAAGGTAGTTCTAAGTCACGGTTATTTTCTTTTATAAGCTCAACAGAATCGAAAGTATCTTTATTTTGAGCAAATATTTTTTGTGTATCAGTGTTGCTGTATACTTTAACTCTAACTACGGGGTCAAAAGACCTACTAAGTCTTAATTGCTCTGCATATGATTCAACAAACACATCGATAACAGGCTGACCACCGGTATTTCTACTAGCCTGTCTGCTTATAACAGCAGATCCTGTATCCATAGCAATAAAAGAGGTACCTAGTCCGGGTATAACGACGTTACTACCATATGGTACTATGTTTTTGTCTACTGCAACACTAGTGCCTTGAGAAAGCGGTCCATAAATAGATGACTGAGAGCCTAGACGTTGTTTTGTGTAAACATCTGATTTAGGTTCATCGGGAGAATAAAATGTAATTCTAGCATCAAATTCATATGAACCGTCGGGGTTAACAGATGACTTATTGTTTAATAAAAGTTGATTTGATTTTGTCTCTGGAGTAGCTGCTCCTGTACTTACAGCTCCTATACTAGCTAAATAATTAGAGTATTTTTTAACAAACTCTGTAGAGTTAGCTACGTAAGTATCTACTAAATCTGGATAACTAGTTTTTACAACGGTCTTATTCATCTTATTTTATATCAGTATTTAAAAAGAGGTTATCATAACTATAAGTTTTTACACATCTTAAATCATTAAAATATTCACTTTTTTCAAATATATGTTTTACTTCTATAACAAAATACACTCCTAAAATCTTACTATCAAAATCGCTATAAGGTTGAGCTCCCTCTCTGTCTATACCAATAAAACCACCTGCTTGTCTATGCGTACTACCAGGAACTCTAAATAAAACTGAGTTATTTAAAAATATACTACTATACAAAGCTTTGTTGCGCCCTGTACTTAGTCTTTGTTCAGAGTCTTTAGCTACAATAGAAAATGTATTTTTTATGTTTTTTTGTTGTAATCGATATGCTCCGGGATAAAAATTTGAATATGCAGAATCATAGCTTAGGCCGTTAAAAGGTACAACGTAATTATCAATGTATGCGCTCAAAACAGAATTAATTGAATTTCTATTTTGATCTAAATTGAATACCTTTTCATCACTATCATAACTATGCACCACCCTGGTTACTAGCTCTTGTTGAGTTATCTCACCAGGCATAGGGTCGTAGGAGAAATTATTTATAGTTCCTAGTTTACCTAAAAATAATCCTTTTGATGGTGTAAAAGATCTAGTAACAATCTGAAACTCATTATTAGAATCGGAGTACTCTCCTAGCTTAAAGGTTTCAATGTAGTTTGTGTTTTCAGATGTATTCTGCTCACCAGAACCGATGGCAGACTTAAAATAGTTGCCTATACTTTTAAGACTAAACTCGGAAGTAAATCTTTCTATTCTTAATAAGCAGCTATCAAATTTTGTATCATCATCTGACACATGTCTGCCTAAAAGATACTCCAAACAATCTAATCCCTTATAGCTTGCAGGCGATGAGAAAAATATTTTTGTTGCACCTCTATCAAAGTTTTTATTAAATTTAACTTCTAAACCGTCATCTTTATTAAAAAATTCAGTTAAAAATGCTTTAATTGCATCGCCTGTATATATACCTCTATCTCTATTACTAAGACTCTGAACATCTTTAGCATCTAAGTAATTAGCTGTAGCAAAGTAAGAATTTTTTTCTCTTAAAATTTCATGATATATATCCCAAAAATATAATTTTTTAAATTTTTGACCTGGTATAGTCCCGGTTATTTCCTCAGAGTTATATATAGCAAACTTAAAAAGAAGTCTAAACGCTTTATCTATACTTTCGCTTGTTGTATAGCCATTATTATCTTGTAGTTTTGGGAGTATGTCTATTACTAGCATATCTCGAGAATCGCCTTTAAATAAAAACCCTTTACTAGGGGTAAATGTAGTTTGGGATAAAATATTTTCTCTATTTACTACATCTGCAACTCGCTCTACTGCATCTAATACATTATCTATTATAATATATCCTTTATGATAATAGTTAGTAATATCATCTTCAATAACTAGTGAATTAATAGCTCCTATCTTTAATTCTTGATATCTACCATCAAGTGACACTAGCGCTACATTAAATCTATACTGAGTCGAATTAATTAAATCTTTAAAATCCTCAGATATATTTTCCGTTAAAATATTAGCCATAAAATTAAACGGTCTTACGTCTTATTTCATCTAAAATATTAGACACATATTGTGGTTTAATAATTTTTATAACCGTACCGTTTTCAGGAAACTTTACAGGGTTATATACCTTATTCGTTAAGCAAATTAACCACCATAAATCAATCGTTTTATAAGCATTAAAGCTTATAGATGTCCACGGCATTCTAGTACTAATTTGCTGATAATACACTAAAGTATCATCTATATTTTCGGGTAGATAGATAGATTGTAATAAATTATAAAAATATATATTACTTTCGTTTTTATATAATTTAAAAATATTTTCATATCGAGTAGACTTAAGCTGCTCTAACTCGGTTATAGAATTTTGCTTTTTGCCTATCATAAGAAGATTTATGCAATATTTGAAAAGAAGCTAGCATTAACGTCTGCTGCATCTGAACCTTGTATAGTACTAGTAGTTACTAAAGAATTTTGCTTCATCATACTAAACATAAAGTTTTTATTATCAGAAATAAGACTTTTAACTGTTATTTTTAAAACATAAGCGTCCGGTATAATAGCTTTAATTCTTTTTGAATTAGTTGTAGTAGAAAACCCTCTTACGATTTGCGCTGCATTACCAAACGCGCCTAAAATATTGTTTAACCCTGATCCTAATTGATTTCTGGTTAAATTAAAACTAAATCCGGGAATGTTAAATACATCTTGATTAGGCGCTACTGATTCAAGAATAAGATTTTCAGAATACGCTAAATCTAAATCGAGCTCTCTTCTAGAGCCTTGAAAGTCCACAGCAATCTGAGAAACATAGCAAAACGGAAGAAATCTAACACCAGGTATCTCGATTTGATATAAAACTGGGGGCTCCACTATTGATATGTCTCTTCTTGATGGCTTATTATTGTATAATAATAGAAAAACTAGCTCCCAATTTCTAACAACATCTTCATATGTTACAGAGCCTGTATTAATTAATGGAAACATGAAAGTAATATCATCACCTTCTTCATTGTAATTAAAAAATTTAGATTTTTCTACAAAACTTATTTGTGTAGGTGCTCGTAACATAGCAACTGTGGAAGCTATATCGGTAATGCCTGCGGCCGTCTTGGTGAGCATCCCTAGATACGGGTTAGTAGGGTCTTGAGAAAAAGTATTAGTTTGCGAATTATTAAAATTTTCAAAATATGGCATTATAAATTCCCATCCAGTGGGTTCTGTAATGTAGAGGTTCCTGTAAGGTCTTAACAAGGGATTTTCTTCATAAATAGGATTGTTGTCTACTGCTTCGGGTACGATTCCTGCGGCAATATCTCGAATAGCAGTATCTACTTTACCAAATAGACCGGTTGCGGTTGATGCAATTTCGGGCGGCAGAGCTTGAAGAACGCCGTTAATTGTATCAGCTGTTACCCCGTAAGAATACTTTAATTGTGAAACAAGCGCATTTGTTTTAAGTCGTAATTCTTTTAAATATATTTTAGGAACCTCTTGACGCGCTTGTTGTAGCTTAGAGTATGTCCAATAAAAATCATTTACTACATCTATTATACTACCTGAACCAATGCCGCCGCCTGTCATACCACTTCCACCTGAAGCGTTGTTTGCAGATACTAAAACAGGCGGATTTGCGTCTGTTTTTGAATCATAAGTATCTGCCGATCTTGCTCTAGCTATAGAAAATACATGATTCATATTAATACTTAATAAGCAAATACTTTATTAGCTAATTCAGATCTATATTCGTTATTTGATGATGTTTTATGACTAAATACCATATTATTAGAACTATTATTAACTACTACATTAGAACTTGGCGATTCTTTATCTTTAATTTGTTGTAATATCTCATTATTTGAAGACATTAATTTGTACTCTGCATCATAAAGCTTTTCTGCCTTATTTAAATGAGCTATTAAGGTCTTGTTTATCTGTTCTACTACAGCGCGTAAATTTTCTACTGATTCCTGGGTTTTAATACCAATAGATGAAATTGCTTCTTGTAGCGGACCACCATTTTTAAGAGCTAGTATTTGATCGTTTTTATCAAAACTGTAAACGCCGTCTTTTGTATATAAAGTTCTTTCTTGATCATCTACGTAATCTTCTACTTCTACTTTTGCGCCTGGATAAACTGGTGTATTTTCGCTGCCTGGTTTTTTATCTTCTGTAAAGTAGTCAAAAGCTTTTTTAGCACCTTTAGTTATTATTCCTAATGGCGATGCATCTGCAAGAAAATTAATTAATTTTTTAAGATTTTCAACTGTAAATAAGCTTTTAAACCAGTCAACTATAAATAAAACAGAATCTTTTATCTTAGTACCGACTTCAGATAGTTTTTTCGACATACTATTAAAAATATCGCTGCGAAAGTTTTCATCTATAAAAAATTGAAATAATGGTGTGAGTAGATCTGCAAAAAAGTCTGAAATAGGTTTTACTAAATCTACATAATTAAAGTTTTCTATATTTTTTCTAAATTCATCCATAAAGTCTTTAATAAAGTTTTCGATAAAACCTAACGTCTCGCCATCGCCACCGAACCACATGCTAATTTTTCTAGCTAGCTTTGTAACTAATAGTGGAATATTTAAAAAGAAGTGAATTGTCTCACCTAGCGATTTGATAATTACATCAACAATAAAACCAAACATTCTACCTATTTTACCTAACATATCTTCTTCTTCAAAAATCTTTTTAATATTTTGTTCTATATCTTCTCTTCTTAAAAACGCTAAGGGAAATAAAATAATACTACCTAACCAACCTATAGCTCTTAATACAAAAGTTGTAAGTGCGATAGTTATCTCTTCTTTACCTAGCTGTCCCATTTTTTCTTTGTCAAATATATGAAACATAGTTTCAAAAGCATCCAATACGACACCTAAAGGCCCGGCATATTGACCTAAAAACCCTGCAATTTTTAAAGCTTTATCACCAAACGGAATTAACTTAATAAACTCAACTAAAAACCCACCCACACCCTTAAAAAAAGATTCTACCCCGGTAGTTACAGCTTTTAAGGGACCTTCAACAGTTTTTATTGTAGACTCAATAGCAGAATTTGCTTTACTAAATTCTTGAGCAGCTTTAGTAATATCATCAGTTGAAGTACCTACTTCTTTTAAGCGTTTTAGCTCTTCTAAATCCTTAATAAATTTTGACTTACCTTCATCAACAGCACCTATGTATTCTTTTGCGTACCTACTCCATTCGCTTTCACTTTGAATAACTTTAGAAAGCTCATCTACGTTCATTTGTAGGTATTTTTGTGGTATTGCTTTAAATCTTTGAAATAGCCCTTTTGTTTCCGGAGCTAGCTTCATAAAATCGTCGTATTTTTCTGTGTTTAGCAATTTACCTATAAATTCTGTTGCTTTAGCTCTTAAAAGTTTTTTTATTTCCGCGATTTTTTCAGCATCAAGAAGCTTTGCTAAAAAGGCGTTAATTTTTCCCGTTAAACTAAATGATTTTAAAAATGTATCTATACTATTAACTACTTCTTGCCATTTATTTTTAAGAAAAATATAAGCGGCTAGCAAAAGACCGCCTATTAACATTGCGTATTTTACTATATCAGGTAAATCTTTTGTTTTTTTATCACCAACGGTTGTTGTAGGGAAGGAAAACAGGCTTTTTAAGCTTTTTAATCCTTTTTTACCATCTAGCGATACACCATCTAATACTATAGGTATTGCTTGATACAGTCTTTCTTTTTGTTTGTATCTATTCTGTCTTTGTTCGTCGTTTTTATCTTTTGTAAATTTTTCTAATATTTTTTCTTTAATATTTTTATCTTCTTTATTACTTAAAAGGTCCAAAATAGTATTAAGCTGTAAATTAATATCGCCACCGCCGGCTAAAGCACCATTCATTAATAATATTTAAGAAAAAAACTAATTATACCGTGAAAAGAGCCTGATCAATACTTACATTTACCGTATTTCCGTCTAATTCGAAGTACTTCTTTTCTAAAGTTTTACAGTTATTAATAAAATCAATAATTTTGTTATTTAAAGTAAGTGGGAGCTTTTCTACTATTTGTATTTTTTGCTGAATAGTAAGGTTTTCAAAATTTAACTCTACTATATTTCCATTATTGTTAATATTAATTGAATCAATATACTTAACTATCTCATTAATATAAATTTCACCTATAGCTTCTTTAGTAAGTGCGTCGTCATCAGGTAAAGGCTGTAGTTTTTTCTTTGTCTCAATATTTATTTGTGTATCTTTATTAATAGTTGGTATAGATAATTTAAGACTTACATTATCATCTGTAATTTCTGCAGTAGTATCTGATTTTTGTGTTGGTGTGTTATAATTTAATAAGAAGCTTAAGTCTATTTCTTTATCTCCAGATTTATAAACTTTGCTAAGTGATAAAGCTCTAAGAGATACAAGTAAATAATTACGATCAGATATTAAAAAGTTAATTTTTTCGAGGCTATTTTCATTTAAAATAGAATTTATTAATAACGCAAACGAAATACCTGAAAATGTCTTGTCTAGTGCTGTTTTAACTGCGTCTTTTTGCTGCTTTGTAGTTAGTCCTTTAAATTTTACTTTTCTTCCTAATGACGGAACAAAAATTTCAAAATGTTTTTGAAGACTATCTAATGAGCTAAGTGCATCATTAAACTTTTCCATAATTTTATTTATTTAGAGGTATGTTTTTATCAATCTTTGCTTGTTCTTTATTGGCTCTTTCAATTTCTTGCTGATATATGCTAAATATTATTAAATTATCTACTAAGGTATTGTTATCTATGTATTCGGCTGAATATCTCAGCTTGCTAACTAATACATACTGCAATTCATATATACTTTTTAAGTCTGTAGTGTAAAGCGCTTTAAGAATTTCAAATAAAGACAAATTAAAAGGTGATAATACTACTGCAGAACTATCTTCCTTAGTAGATAATACATCAAACACAAGTGAAGAAAAGCTTTTATTAATATTTTCACTATATTCTTTGATCATTCCTGTGATTTCAGCAGGTAAATTATCAATTATATCTTGTTTGTTATTTTCATTTAATTCTATAGGCCTATTTTTAAGTAAAATTTTTGTAATTGAACTGAAATATGCATCAAATACATCAGTAAAATAAAGATTTTTAGGGAGTGAAAGGTGTATTTCTAGTTCCCCGGAATAAATTGTCTTTAAAAATGGTACTTTTAAATCTAAACAGCTAGATAAAAACGGTAGAAGAGGCTTTTTAACATTTATTACGTTTTCTTTAAACTCTGCATCTGGTGAAACAGAAGTACATCTTAATAAAAATAACGCACAAAACTTATCAAAATTAGTTAACTTAGAGAATACATCTTTTTCAACTAATGATTTATAAAGCGTTTCATTAAAATATTCATTAATGTGCGTATTATTTTTATTAATTAAAAACTTATTAATTGTTTTAAATGTTTTAAGATCTACCTCTTGTAATTTTACTTGCTGCTCTAAAGAAGGCACTGTAAAATTTACGTAAAAGCTCATTAAAAAAAGCCCCAAGGGTTAATATTACCAATTCCGTTTTGAAAGCTTGTAACTCTAGGTATAGCGCCGTTAGCTATTCTATTGACAATATCAGCAACAGGTAGATATAAGCTATTTTCTACCGAATAATTTGAATATGTCCATCTAGTATTATAAGTTGTAAGTTTTGGATCAGAATAATCTGAAGATTGTTCAGAAATTTGATAAGGCATACAGTTGTAGAATGTAAAAGCTTTACGAGGTATCATTGAAATATTAGCGTAAGTAAATGTATATTGTAATAATGTCATATTTACTTTAAAGTTTCTCGGGTCTCTCCTGTTTTCTCTATCACCAGGACGTGCACACATACCAAAATGAGAGCCTAAAATAATCCAAGGTCTTAAAACAAAGTCAATAAATGATGTATTTGTCTCTCTAAAATCAATATTAAGTGTAGGGAACTCTGTTTCTCTGTTTCCTCCTAAAATACCAGGTAAAAAACCTCTATTATTATTGACACTAACTGTATTGACCTGATATTGTTCTGTAGGAATTGTAATAGAATGGGCAAATAAACACCCTACTATTTTTTGTAAAGGAAAACTGGTAAGTATTGTTTTTGCTACGTCTATGTCATATCCTTTTCTCGAACCATCGTGGCGTTCTAGACTCTGTAGCAGGCTAGTTCTTAAACCTTGTGGGTAGTTGTCTACAACTATAATCCACTGTGTGGAATTAGGAATCGCAGTAAACCACGACTCCATTTGAACAAGGAAATAGTCTCTAGGGCTAATTAAAGGTACCCCGGGTATGTTAAACCCGAAAAGATCTATAACTTGTGGTGCAAATGCAGGATTAGTACCGTTAAATAAACCGGAAAAATTATCTCCTAACGACTGTAATGCATTGGTGAACGGATTATTCACCTAATTATTTAATATACGAAATTAATTATGACAACTTTCTCCAATAATGATAGGAGACGGTAGCAGTAAATTCTATGGTCTGGCCTGTTCCAGCAGCGATATTATATGTTAGAGGGCCTACATTACGTACAGAAACACCTACTAGCTGATATTGAGCTATGGAGTTCATATTGTTATCAAGCTGAACTAGATCCATAATAGCTGTTTGCTTAGGTGAAAAGTAATTTCCTGTAGAATTAGCATCATTAAAGATATCAGTTGACCATTGCTCAAACTTCTGACGGATTTGCGACTGTGCATCAGCATAAAATACTAAATCATAAGCTTCGCTATTGGGATAAATTACATTACCAGGTAGATTAAAATTAAGACCCATGTAAGGCACCTGAACGTTTGTTATAGAACGTGCGGGTAGAGAAGCTGTTTTTACATATACTAAATCATCTTGATCAAAGGTTACCGTGCTAGTACCGCCTGTATTGATAGAAAGAACTCTAAAATTAAAATCACGTGCGAATTCTCTGGTAGTTGCTAATCTGTAAAAGTCTTGAATAAGTTGATTTACGTCGGCCATATTATTATTTATTCCCTTCTACCGGTTATGTAACAATCTCCTGGAAGTTTGTACCTGTTCTGGTAGCGTAGAAATTACAGAGAATATATTCTGCAGCGCGAACCGGTTTAATATAGATATCAATAACGATACTATTATCATCAATTACTGCAGGTGTATTATTTCTCTCGTCACAAATTAGTAGATAGTCATATATACCTTGTGTATTTTTTGCATTATCAAATAGCGGTGTAAGGCTATTAATAATTTGTGTCCTTGTAAATAGTGTATTCGGTTCGAAGACGAAATACTTAACCGTATCACGTGTAGCTGTTTCGAGATTCAAGAACAATCTACGAACGTTAATTCTATCAAACGCGCTGGGCTTCTTCTGTAATGTCTTTTGACCAAAGATTACAAACCCTTCTGCAGGGAAGAATGCAACTGGGTTTAAATTGATTTTATAAAGCTGGTCGCGCTGTCTCTGTTTAGGGTATAATGCAATATCAACAATACCTGTTAAGATGCCGCGGGAGAACCCAGCGGGCGCAAACCAAGGCTGGTAATTCGAATCTGTATTAGCCATAGCTGTTGCTGCAAACCCAGAGAAAGGAACCCAAACCTGTTGATTGCTAGCGGAATCTGCTACTTTTACACAATTTGCAAACGCGCAAGCATAGCTTGTATTAACACCTGCAAATTGATTCTTTAATGGCCAATAGATATCATCTGAAAATGTATTGGTTATAGAATCTAGCGTTTTAACATTAGATCCTTGAACAAAGATATTAGTAATTGCATCTGCAATAAACAGGTGATCCTTACGATTTTCTGTCAGATTTAAAAAAGGAGCAATTGCTGCCATATATCTTGTAACCGGTATAGACTGGGTGCTTGTATTTTGTGTCTTTAACGCGTCAACAAGACCGTCATAAGGTACAGTGTCATCAAAATATTCATTGGTTGAAGGGTTAAACGAATTTACATATACTGTTCCTAAACCGGCTTCTAACGTTAAATTAATTGGATATAAGTCTACGTTATTAAGTTTTTCAGTTGCAGTTTGTAATTTTTGAGGCACATTACCAATTACTTTAGTAGAAAGATCTTGATCACTGTAATCGCCTAAAGCAAACAAAGCGTTTGTCGTGCCTAAAAACGAATTAGCTGTTTGAACGGCGCCTGACGGTGCACCAACACGTGTTGTATACTGTTCATCAGTCTCATCCTTTAAAGGATGTGCGAGACCGACACTGCAAAATCTTACTTTCTTTTTTGGTTGGCCATTTATATCTAACCAGCTATCTTTACCCTTATTCGAGATATATGGATTGGTAATTATAGCAGCATTTAAAGAATTACTATTTAGCTGTTCTACAAAGAAATTAATTGGCGGGCCACCAGCTTCACTATTTACCTGTCTATTTGAATCCATCGATCCTGTGTAGCTATCTTGTAATACAAAATCGAGTGCAATTGTATCAGGTGAAAATACAGACTGACGCAGTTTAAAGATTCCAACAGAAACTGTATCGTCAAATTGATTTGATGAAACGTCAAAGGACGGAATATTTTCTAGTACTTCTGATACTGAGCCTTGAAGACCGGTTGCATCTGCAGATAAATTAAAGTTTAATCTTACCGATGGAACTGATACATAAGAACTATCAACTATATATTTCTGAGTAGAATTAATTGTCAATATCTCGTTAACATCATTATAT